TAGGTCTAAGTCTACACTGTTTTGACGGTTTTTTGTGTCCTGTAGGCGTGCGTCTCTAATAACAAAGCCTAAGTCCTCCGTAGGGTTTGCATAACGTTGACTAAACTCCTGAAATGCAAAACTGCGATGGCGCAGGATCTGTCGTGCAATGTCGCGAGTAGTTGTAATCTCTACACACGCAGATGCCATTTCAAGTGGGCTCCAATGTGCATGCTTGACGAGATAGTTAATCAGTTTTTCTGAGGTTTCAGTATCATACTGATTGGTAGGATTGCTGACTCGCGCACAAAAAGCAACTAGCTCCTGTGCGTCAACAATGCCTTCATTTTTAAATTCTTCAGTTGGTTGTGAATATGATACGAGACGTACTGTCATTTAGTTTCCTGTGAGTTGAAGTTAAGTATAGCATCTTTTCTTCTTTCCCACAAGCGTTTTGTTTCCGATAACGGAGCAAACGGAATTACTAATAACAAGCAAGGATCAAACTCGTGCCAACGTCCACTTACGCTAGTACCAAAGTCAAAGCTACTTGCTTCCTTGTGGTGGTTGTTGTGCCAGCCAGACCCCCAATGGAAGTAGCCCAAAGCCCATACGTTTGTACTGTAGTCTTTATTTTGTGAATTCTGATAACCAGCTGCTGGTACATGTCCAAATGTATTAACTAGTCCATCTGCATGCAAACTAATCAAAGATCCAAAGATAAAGAATGGAATAGTAAATGCTAATCCAAACAACAACCAACTTGCAATAAGCGTTAAATAAATGATCTTATTATAGTGTTCGTGTATAAATGTAACCCGCTTATCACGCAACAAATCAACAGCATAGCGAAAGCTCACAGAGTTTTGAGTAATGCCAAACTGCCAGCCCATGTAGCTATGCCACCATCCGTTACCAATTGGTGTATGAATATCTTTACCAGTAATGTCGCTTACTTTATGATGATGCCCACGATGTAGTGCTGCCCACCATAATGGACTGCCTTCACCGACCATTGTAGCTGCCCATAATAGGAATGGTTCTGCCCACTTATGTGGCGTCCATGCTTTGTGACTCAGAAAGCGATGCAATGTTAAATTATTGCCGATGCCATCTAACATAGCCCATCCGCAAATTGCAGTAATAAGATACATCCATGACCATCCAGTTAAGCATACGTACACAATAGCTGCAAGTGCAGTCAAGTGATACGGCAACCATACTGCCAAGATGTACGGAATCTGATGTGTCTTGTTGTATAAATCGCGCTGGAGCGACATCCAATCTAATAGTGCTTTCATTTAGTCTCTTTTAATCTTTGTGCTGTACCGCCTTCGGATTGCGGCTCTGTATTTTCTCTACGAAGTATATATCTTCTAAGATTCATGTCATGCGGATGAATCACTGATCCCATTAATTCATGCACAAAACTATAATGACTGCGTGTACGTGCTGGTACAGTACATTCCACAAAACTATAATATCGTTCTCTAAACGGAAGCATAATTTTGCTATAAGCGGCGCATCTACTTGTGGGATAAGTTACGTAAAACTCATTCATTCCTGCTGCTTCATGTATTGCACATAACTCTGTTACTATAGTTCTGAAAATTGGGATAAACTTCATTCCAATTGCTGGACTAAGCAACCAACTCAAACTCCAAACTGGCATATGCCCCCAGCGCCTGACTCCAACTGCTGCTAAATATTCGCCACGTTCGTTTACAACTGCATAACATTGCCTCATATCGTAATCAACAAAGCATGGCTGCAACATAAATGCTGAAAAAAACTTTGTACGCTTTACTGTGTTATCAATGTCATTTGATATTTTAAAATCTGGATACTTATCCGGATCAGTATTTTCATAGATATGATCTGCAAAATTTACCAAACCTGGTAAATCCTTGGCAGTCAACCGAATTAAGCTATTTGACATATTGTTTCTACTCCATTGATCAAGTTTTGTCTTAGTATATTCACCGGAATCTGGTAAGTTCTATCATTGAATTGTAAATTGCTATTTGTAGATACTTTATCCTTTACATAGTCCCACAGTTGCAAGTAGTTTTCTACTCCGTGCCATTTTTGGCGTCTTCTAAAAGCATACCCAAGGTGTGAATAAATTTGCATTTTGCTTGACGTCCATCCCAGCTTGCCAGGTATACGATCATTTACCAAATCGTCTACTGTTGGTAATTGCAAAAACGCTAACATTGATTCTGGACTATATGTGTAAAAGTTATTAAGCGCCGGGATACCAGTTTTATCATTGAACCGACGCCATACTCCGTCTTGATCTTCTTTTTTAATAAACGACCACTCATTGAATAATGTGCCATTTGTCCAATTAGTATATTGCGCCTTTTCCAGTTCTACCTCATCAATTGTAATCATTGGCGCAGCGTAATCTGTTGCAATTTTCATTAGCATCTGCTGATACAATGTATACGATTGATACTTTTCAGCAAACTCAAATGCTTCACCTGACATAACAAATTTGTCAGGATCAATATCAATTATTGTATACTTCAATCCCATCTGATTTAACATCTGCATAGTTGGACCAATGTCATGCATGTTCTTGTCGTTTGGAAATCTAATAGTTGCCAATTTAGGAACTATTCCAGCTGACAGAAAACTTTGCAGTGCCATTTCACTATCTAATCCGCCACTGATAAACATTGTTAAATCTGGGTAATTACCAATTAATGCTCGCGCTGTTCTAATGAGCTCTGCTTTCAAGCTCATTGGTTTACGGGTACAGCCACCTACACGCATTGCAGTAGTGTCTAAATCATCTGTACGCCAGATCTTGGTACGATCATTATCATACCAATAAGTCAGATGATTATTTTCTGTGTTTGTAATCATACAATACCAAATTCCATTTCAATATTTTTCATTGCGTCTACTATTGCAGGTATAGACTTATCAATTGGTTTGATAACTGCCCATTGTGGGGTACTGAATACGTTTAATTGTGTTTCAAACGGAATGCAATTGTTCCACCAGTTACTCCACACCTTACCTAATGCGCTGCTCTTACCATTTGCACGTTTTACAATAGTATCGTATATCCACTTGTTGTATCCGTTAAATGTTAGCATCATACCTAAATGATTCTGTTGCTTACACCATTTTAAATTTGAACTTAGCAAGTGTCGTGTTATTTCATTGTTAGTCCGGAACTTAGGTAACACCCAGCAACGATTCCCACCGGACCCAAATGCATTTGATAATGAGCAAGTTTCAACTGCACTAACGCCAACAATGCAATCATTATCAAATAGCAATGCTATTTGGCCAGTATCTGTTGCCCATCTTAATTTATTAGTTGCTAGGTAGCCAAGGCCCGACGGCGCAGCATATCCCATATTAACCAGCGCAGGAGACTTATCTTCCTTGATGGTGTCAAGGAATGTGTTATATTCAGAATTGTACTGATCAAATGTTTCGGCACTGATATGTATCACATTTAAGCTCATACCCTTATATATGCGTTAGTACGAGTCGTTGTTATCCAGGCAGCAAACTAAATGTATTCGATCTTCTAAACTTCCGTTCATTGCAGAGTGCTCTTTGGTAGTATCAACCCACCAAATATGAGAATCTGCTGGGATATGGCGTACTGCCGGCGGAGTAGTAAAAATGAATCGAGCTTGGCGATGCGTTTTAATTGCAATATGCAGTCTCGGTGTGTTATCTGTGTGTATACTGTAGCAAGATCTTTGATGCATTGTCATTAATCTGCTCCTGTATACTTTAAAGGGTAATGCTGCAAAGAAATCTTCCCACCAGGTGCCAATTAGATCCGGGTGTAATTTATCCCATTGGGCTTCATTTTGATCAGGACGTGATCCAGTACTAGCGTTCCAGTCTGCAATGCCATTGGTTTGCAGTGACAACTGATCTATATAACGACCAAGCTCAGGTTGCCATAGAATCTTATCAGTTTCTAATTGCAACTTCTCCAAATCAATGGTGTGCCGAAGACGTTTAAATCGGTTGTCAGTATTTGGTTGCATTAAACTTTCCCTATAGCCATGTATCTGGTGCACTTATATAACAATAATTCACCATCCCATGAAATAGTATTTAATCCGCAAGTTCCTAAAAACTCTTCAAGTGACTTATGACAATTGACATGATCTGGAACATCAAACATATCATTACCTTGTAGTGCAACAGTTGTACCGGGCGGAAGTGTATTAACCCATTCACCATGCTTTTCAAAATGTTCAACTATAGTATCAATAACAACTAAGTTTTTATATTTTCTAAACGGAAATTCTCTAATGTCCATTGACGAATTTTTAAAATTTGTGTACAAGCTCCCGTTTAATGTATGTGCGGCTGTATGCACTGGGATGTCGGTGTCAACGTTAATAACATTGTGTAAATTTACGCCTTTCATATGAGCTAGAAAAGGCAAAATACCCACCCAGCCGCCAACTATAATAGTTGTAACAGGTTCTTCGCCCAGTTTACGCTTTTTAGTATATTCGGGAAAACTACTAATCTGATCAATTAACCAAATTTTACTACGTACTTGATTTCTACTTAATGCGTCTTTCCAATTTAGTTCGGGACTATTTTTTAGTGCTGTGACAAGATGTTTGATATATATCGACTGTTCAGGGTAGTAAGTAGAGACCACGTCTCCAAATAGATCCATTGAACCTCGTAATACACAGGCTGCTAACGTATTATATCCAAACATCATTTCCATTAGTTCAAATACTTTTAAAAAGTCTGTTCTGGCGTCAATGACTAACTGGTGCGCCATTGCAATGCACCCAATCGGATTAATGCCAGTTCGTTCTAAATTAGAATCTACCCAGTCTCTAAATTGCCAAATATTTGCAGTTGATACATCCAATGAATTGATATTCTGATAGAATGGATTTCCATTCAATGGTGTCAACTGTATAGCAGTGGCTGTATCCGACCAATCATACGGTATGTACATCCCTTTCTGCAATTGCAAATGTATAGGCATTAAACCTTCGGCATCGTTGCCCGATTTAATAGCGTTTAAAATTGGCCACATATCAACTGAATGCTCTCTACCAACTTCAATTACCAGCTGCTCAAGCTCTACTACATCTCCAGTTTCAAACCATCGATGCATGTGATGCAAACTTTTTCTAAATCCTACTACCTCATCTAAGAAAATTAAAAGAGGGTTACGACCATTGAACTCTGAATTAACCATTGAACCATCCGTATAAACTTAAATTTGTGCGCCATTTAACATCTTCATATGTCAATGGTTTATCTGGGTGTAGTTGCAACATTTTCAAAAACAAACTTTGCTCAGCATCAATATCAGGTAGTATCCAGCCTAATCCGTCGCTGATACTTTTACCTAATCCCTTGCTTGCTTTAATAGGATTGTTGGCTGCATGCTGCTCAAAAAAATCGTTAAACCAAGCGTAATCTCTAATGTTAGTAGGATTGAAATTCTCATACTGCAATAGATACACTGCCAGGCGTGCTCCGTATATGCTCCATATTCCATGCTCAACATCATGCCCAATGGACATCCATGTTAACAAGCGTTGGAAATTTGCAGCATGCATTTTGGTTTTCCATTCACTGAATTTTAATACTACCCCTAGCTCCATTGAGAGTTTTACGCCTTCGCGAAAGCCTACTCTAAATGCTTGGTACGCACTTGCGTTAGTGTATACGTTTGACCAGCAGCCAGATAATTCTTTATATCTATTAAAATCCCAACAGAAGTCCACAGCATCACGTTCTTCATCGGCTAACTCATGGCTTTTCATATTAGTTAGATGTTCGGTACTCCACATCTTTAATCCACCATTGCCGTACATTAACCCATTTGTGTATTGTCTACCTCCCCATGTGTAACTTACCCGGCCGTCCATATTATGAGGTAGCATCTGCTTAAAGAAAGCAGGGTCAACTTGATTGTCAGCATCAACTGTGATAACATATTCGCTGGTGGCAAATTCACTTGCTGCTGCTTTGTGTGCTGCATCAAATCCAACTACTCCGTGAACCCGTGAAATTTTCTTATGAGGAGTTATTGCTTTTAACATTTCCCAATGTGCGTCAGCATTTGGTTCGTCAAAACTAAGAAATACTAATGGTATGTCTTGCATTGTCCTTGGGGCCACAGGTGCAAAATTAGTAGCAGATGTCAGTGGTGTTGGTCGAGCATTACCCGTTGCTTTTTTAAACATTGACATTTTCAAATTCCTTTGTTAACCAATTCCAATCATTGATTTGGTTTAATATTGTTAGCGCATCGCTGTATTGCAATCCAAACTTTGCGCCGGCTTGCGCGCCATTTAGTGCATATTGCCCATTGGGCTTGTGCCATCCGTTTGTACACCAAGTTAGCTTACGTTGACTGCACATTTCAATTTCTTCCCAATATGAGTATATGCTTAATTCGTTTGCATATCGCTCCATGATCAATATAGATTGAACACGACGATGAGTAGCTTGTTTTTCTAAACTCCAGTTTGGTTGACTTTTACAAAAGTCAAGTAGTTGTTGAAGTTCATAAGTCTCATTGCGCCTGGCTCTTCTTATCCTGCTCTTGATCATTGATAATGAAGCTAGCTTGGCACATTCGCGAAACGCACCAATCCAAGCACTTTTAGGCGTTGCATTAAATCGAGTCTCGCAACTAATTTGATCCATGCTAACAGTCGACCTACCAATAGTAGTTGACAAATCAATGTCCCAAGTTAAATCTTTAAGAAATGGCTGGCGCGGGAATAACTTAACTCCGCCGTATCCGTACTCTAAATCATTGACTGGATTAATACTTTTCCATACTAGTACACATTCAGTCTCCGGAATGTTCCAATGCAGAGTTTCTGCAGATGGTTCCCACCGAAAGTTAAATTTGTCATCAATCCAAGCATCTGCATCTACTACATAGAAATTTGCAGTTGTACTTAAACTTGCGCATGCCTTATGTACTTCGTAAATTCCTTTTACGTTGTCAACTCGTTTTGCATTAGGTGCAAACGTAAGCAAGCGTTGCCAATTAGCTTCGCTGCCTTCTTCGCCAATTGATATAAAAAATACATCAAGCATTATTCAGCAATAAATTGTTCAACATCGCTTTCTTTGACCGTAGGGGCCAGGCGGTGTGGATTAAAATAACTTGCCTTAAAGAATTTGCTACCAATTTCATCAAGTTCAGCAATGTCCAAACGAAGATCCTGGCGCAACAACTTACCTAGTTTGATAGTTTCGGCCATTAGCTTTTCTTTACTCCAGCTGTACTTTGATGCTGAGCATATTTCTTCATTGCCAGCAAACATTGGGGCAACAGTTTCAGACCAATATTGATTATGCCACTCAAAGTCTGCTACTAGTTTGTAATCCCAGTCTTTACGTAAGTTTGTCAGATAGCACCCAAGCCGTGCGCCGTACATTGCCCATAAGCCGTTTTGCACATCTTGACCAACACTCATCCATACTAATAGTCTGCGGTGATTTTTAAAATTATTACGATCTGCAATCTGTCGCCAATCCATTGGCTGGCCATCAATGAGAGCCAATTTAACGCCTTCGCGAAAGCCCGCACGATATGCCTGATACGGTGTTGCATTGTTATACACATCACTGTAAATATTGTTTAACTGATGATAATGAATATCCCAGCAAAAGTCCACTGCCCCTGCGCCGCTTTCAACTGCTTCGTGAGTACGCATTTGTTCTACAACTTTCTTTGGCCAAAGTTTAACGCCACCATTTCCGTAGACTAGGCCATTAATTATATTCTTCCCGCTCCATGATAGTACATCACTACGATCAAATTTAGTTAAATCTAATTCAAGTTCAAAGAAGTCTGGTCGCACTTTGTTATCTGCATCAATGGTAACAAAACGTTCTGTCTCTGCTAATTTAGCAGCGGCTTTGTGGCAAGCATCGCTGCCGTATACACCATGGCTGCGTTTAGCCCATGGACATTTTTCCAATAAGTCTGCATAGTTCTCATCAGCATTTGGTTCATCATAGCTAATGAATACAATATCAAATTCTGTAATAGGGGTCTTCAAGAAATTACTCCAATATCTAGGTTGTTTGCTTTATATAAGACACTTGGAGCACCAGTGTTTGCCCAGACTGAAATCATTTCAAAAGGATATGGCTGACGTAACATCAGTGCTGGCAACTCTGCCCAACATGAAAAATAATCTGGGTCCGGCTGAGTCAAGATTGCAACTGTTAAGTTTCCTGCGATTCGATCAATTTCTCCGCCCTTCTCATAATGACTCTGTGCCCATAATCCGCCGTCTTTACAAAAGACTGTGATGTGCTTACCAGAGCCAATCTTGCTCATCACAGTCTTTTCATCAATGATGTTTGAAAATTGCGAGTACTGCCTAATGCGATGAAGCTGTAGCCCAGATGCCACCGGTGGCATGTTGATTCGTATACGCTGCCCTTGATACAAAATTTTCTGTATTATTGCATGATCCATAAACGCCCACAATCTTTTTTCCCAAAAGCCACGTTCAATTATCTCTTGCAAATCAATGCTATCTGACGCATATAGATTGTGCGGGTCTTCACTGTCCGATATAAAAAATGGAATGTGAGAATCAATTGTATTTTATCAAAGTTTTCTTTTACTTTAGTAGTCCATTGTCGCGAAGCTTCGAATCGAATGTATCCAGTATCTGCAAACAATGTAGCACGTAACGGAGAAATAGCAGATTCTGTTGTTTCAGCAGTGCTGAGCCATCCTTGATACACTTGCTTCTTTTTATATTCTGCTGGGCGACGAATATCAACTAAGTCTAGACTACCTAGATTCTCATTGAGCTCGACTCTAAAATCATTTTGATTAGTTGTACCTGCAAGTATACTCTTAACCCTGACATAGTTTACAACGATTGCTCCTGCTACATTATGCTGGCCAGGCTCAATTGATTTAATCTTTCCAGTGATAGTATCGTAAAAAATGCTCCAAAATTCTTGGCGTTGTTTTTTACGTGTACGGACTTCAAATTGAATCTCACTCATTTTTCCAGTATTCCAATGGTTTGGTACTATCTGCTAGCCACACCGGGAGTAACTGGGCATGGTTCTCTAATTTAAAATTTCCGTTAGATGGGTAAAATGCAATCCAGTCATCCCAGTTGTGACTTGCATACATTACGTGTGCCAACTCAAGGTCACGTATATTCATGTCTACAATTTTAAACCATTCTGGTGTTTCCCAATGTCCTGCTGCTGCAACTGCTGCGAGCAAATGTTCAATTGCTATTACTTCAGGTACGTAGTTTGGCCAGTATAGTTCGGATAAGATCTCTTCAAAGATTTCAAAGCTAAGTTTTGCAGATTCTGGATTGCCAACAATCATAATATACGGCCAAGCAGTACTGTAGTTTTTTTCAATTGCATTACGAGAATATATTTTACCAGACTGTATTGTAACTCCGCGATGATCTACTCCTGTGCCGGGCATGTAATTTATATTGTTAGCTGCTGCAATTTTTGCAATTTCAAATGGTGTGTGCCGTAAACAAGTTCCAGCAATACAAATAATGTCACCGGCTTTATAATCAATTGTAGCCAATGCTTTAATTTGCTTGTAAGGATCAGCATCTACATTTATAATGTTAACAGGCATTGATGCATCAACAAATTTAATGTCAAATTTTGAGATTGTTGCATGTTCGTCACGACCAGTGGCAGTCAAAATGTGTACAGTCATGACAAGATTTCCATCAGTTTGTCATAATTACGAAGTATGCTTTTCTTGTTCATCAAATGCACATCTTCGCCTTTAATTTCAACAACCATGTTCTTCCACTCTTCAGGCAGGTTGCTTAACATTACCCAATGATTTGGACCAAGTACTTCAACTACATCATCGCGCTGATCTTGATAACGCATGAAGTTTGGAATCTGCCCAATGAATCCACCGTCTTGCCATCCATCACACATGTGGGCTGCTATGCTTGCAGAATAATCTGTACGATATAGAGAGCCGGGAAATTTATATAAGAAGCGATAGTATTCCCAATTCTGTTTAACAGCCAACCAGGTATTGAAGAAGTGTGCAGCTTCTTCACTTTTACGCCAGTATACTACAGTACTCCACCACATGCGAATGCCAGCGTAATGTAACCAGCGTTCAGTAGTATACGGCTCTTCATTGCGTAAATTACGAGCGTCGCGATACATTGCTACATCGTGTTGGCCACCAAATAGCATTGCTAAGTTTGCATTACCGCATAGGTAATCAGTGTCGATTAGAATAGTCTCATCAAACGGACTGATGTTATAAATGTCGTGTTTGTTTGTGTTTGTAAACTGCGCATTGAAGCTGTGGTATGCACCGTCATGATGAAGTCGCATGTTCTTTTCATAGCCCGGGTCTGTTACGATAATATCGTCCCATGCTGCTGACATTAATGCAGTTCCGTGTGTTGTTTTGCATTGCTCGAGACTTGCCTGGTTCGTGACTAGCACAACTGGATAGTCTGGCATATATTTTTTAACTGCGTAAGCTGCAACAAGTGCCAGTTGAGTATAATCCAACTGTTCGTTGTTGTAAGAGAACATCATGAAACCTTTTGTAGTCATATTATAGACCTACAATTTTTGCAGTGCTTCTGGCTGATTTTAAACGATGCTGCTCTTGTTGTTTTAGCTTTAGTGCTGCTTGATAAGTGTCAAATACAATCACAAGAAACCCAGCAATGTCAATAATTTCAATAACATTACTACTTTGGTCTTCAACAAATACAGTTTCATTGTCAGATCGCATTGCAAAGTCAATATAAGTTATTAGCTCAGGAGTAGCTTTAAAAATTGCAGATTGAAAGGAAAATAGAAGTGCGGCATTGATCCGCGCTTCTATGTTTTGACGTTGTACTTGTAGTGTTAGTCGATAGTTAGCAAACGCTAACGCATCATTGAGTCTATTGTCCATTGGTTTCCTGAAGTATTCTATGCGTTGTTATTTACCAACGCATAGAATACGGTCTAACCAATTATACTTCGCGCCAGGGTGAACTCAATCTGATTGCAGGAGTTGGGATCTCTAATGTGACAGTATTCTCAGTTGTAGTTGACGGATGACTCATTGCAACAGTCATTGCAACAACACCCTTGACAATAGTTCCAAGGCCTGCGTGGTCCATATCAACTCGTAATGCTAAATTACCGTTTTCAATGTATCCATATATTTTTAAACGGCTTGATGCATAGCCTCCGTATCCGCCATAGCCTCCGTATCCGCCATAGCCGCCATAGCCTCCATACCCGCCATAGCCTCCGTATCCGCCATAGCCGCCATAGCCTCCGCCACCGCTGCCAGTAGGGCTTGTATATAGTAGCTGTTCAGTTGCTAATAGTTCGTTTGCACCTATATCTTGACTAATGCCACGAGAGTTTAAGCTAACACAACTATCACCATTGAATCTGAGCGTTCCCATATCAATTACAATTCCACGCCATACGCTATAGCCAGCACCGCTGCCATCAGCAATATTAAACGTTAAACGAATATCGCCACCTGCATTAAAGAAATGGCGAGCAGAATCATATCCGCCAAAATTCAATGCTATTGTGTTTCCAATCGAATGCGTCCAGGTATGTGGATACTCATATGTTGCAAGCGTTGATAACGTTGTTAGACTTGGATCAACATTATTTCTTATATTGCGAGCTCCGTCGAGCAGTGTTGTCATAGTATTATACAACTGAGCATTAATAGTTTCGCCCTGTGCTACAATTACAATTTCCTGATCGCTACTGTTTGTACGATATGTACTAATATTAATACGATTGACAAGTTCGTTGGTATGGGCCGCAGTAATTTTATTGCCTTTTGCAATCAAATCAACATTCTCTCCGCCCCAGCCCCATTTACTAGCATCTTGCTCGTCGATATCAGTCGACGGGCTAATGCCAGTATGTATGTCACCAAACAGTTCGTTGACGTTTGTTGTCAATTCGTTGAAGTGATCTTTGTTGGTCTTGCGGGCGCGTGCTTCGTTACTTGTTGAGCGAATTGGAACATATCCACATTCGGCACTATTATAAGCAATTACTTTAGTATACTCGCTACCTAGACCGTCTGCATAGTATCCAATTTTATTAAAGCCAATGCAAGCAGTTTTTAATAGCGTACCAAGTGCTGGATAGGTAGCCATTATATTAACGAGCTCCGATAACAGCCTCGACCATACCAATATCACTACCAGTAAAGTCGCTTAGGCTGCGGCCAATGATTGCCCATGCTGCAACATCAGCTGGCGCAACTTGTGCAACACCAGGAACATCACTTGCAATAAGTCTGTCGCCACGTTTAACTTCTCCTTTTACTTTAACTGGAATGCGGCCAGCAACTGCAATTGGCAATGCGTTTTTATTGTGTTTTAGGCGAGCATTCATTAAGTACGCAGGACGTGTTGATACGATGCCAAAAATGTTTGTATCAGCGTAACCAGTTGTTTGAGTCACTTCAGCTGCGCCACCAAGTGATACTAATGTACCTGCTTCGTAACTTGCATCGCCTACGTAAATCTCAGCAACGTCAGCGAATTCAGCTTCCATAGAGATACCACGTAATTTAAATGCGTTTGGATTAAATGCTGTACTATCGTTGCCTGTAGTATTCATGTTAATACCCTTGCCAACTACTGAGAAGCCAGCAACAGAATGCGAATTAGCAATTGTAAAGTCTGCATCAGTGCTAATCATTGCTACACAAATGTAGTTTGTATAAATTGCAACAACTTTATGCATGGCTGGAGGAGTTGCTGTATCCAATAGTTCAAGGAACGCAATGCCGCTGCCGCCTTGAAATGCACCAACATTTACCCAACCGTTATTTGAAGTTGGTAATGCCACGTCAGCTGTATAGATCTTCAATGCTTTGTTTGTGGTATCGTACCAGAAGTCGCCAAGGCGGGCTGTTTCTGCTGGTCGACTGGCTTTTGCTATTAACTGTGCAATTGTTTTCCAGTTTTCGTCGCCGTCACGTACTGCCAATCTGTTTTCGCCAGTATTGAACCACGTCTGCCCAATTACTGGATTTGCTGGAGCAATGCTACTCGCAAAATTTTCCAGCAAGTGAACAAAGTTTTCAGCAATTAGTTCACCATAACCAAGATAGTTCTTGCCCAGTAGGTTAAGACTGGTTGTTGTATTGTCAATTTCCCCGTCGATAAGGTTAACTAACACGTCACCATTTGTTTTGTTTACTTCGTATGCCATTTCTTCGTTCCTTTTGGCTAATGCCTTCGTATATTTAGTTTAGATCCAATTTAACCAGCTTGCACTCTGAGTACGTAGTCAATTTGGATTCGCTGACCACTTGTCTTTTCCACTGGGTGAAAAATAAAGTGTGTCAATAATTTACCAGTATTCAATCCTGCTGATCCGCGAGTCTTTAGTCCAATTTCGTCAAATACAAACTCGCCGTCAACTAATGTAGTTGCATCTAAACTTTGCTCTGTGCTGTTTACAATGTTAAAAACTGTATCATTTGCAATTGGATCAGTATAGTCAAGCGTTGCAGTAACAACTATATCAGTATATGTTGTTCCAGCAGTATGCAAAACTGATACTTTGTTTGCAGAGGCGTCGGGGTTATTTAAATCTTCCTCATCAACTACTCTAAAGTATGAATCCTTATGCAAGTTTGCACTACTACCTGATACGTTTGGCAATTTGTATGTAATAGTGCCATCAGTTGATGTGGTACTTGCGCCGCGACCAAAGTGAATTTCACTGATAAAGAAGTTTGAGCCACGTGCCATTGATTCAGCAATTGCTTGGCTCATATTTTCCTGGTGTATTGCGTTTGACCCTTTGCACAATATTACTCCAGTATCTAAATCTGTGATAGTAATATATGTGCTAAAGCTAACGGGTAAGTTTTCTATTTTCATAATGATATTTAGCTAAGTTAAAATAACCCGTGTTAAACGCCTTCTTGCGTTAGCGTGATCTGAGTTTCAAATGTTTCAGTGGCCAATTGGTCACCAAGCTCAGTTGTTAAATTATCACGTGATCCAGTTGTTACAATACTATAACTTTCAGTAATGGTCAATTGGATGCCCTCACTAAAACTAACCGGTACCTGTTGCAATGACTTATTAAACTGGCTAGTATCAACAATTTTACTGTGGAATGGCTTTACTTCATTGATATAAGAAGTAATTAGTGTGTCTTTCTTATTGTAATACGTACCAACTTGTACCAACTCGCCAGTACTTGTTTGTGCAACATCTAAGTAGGTTGTTTTAGTTACCCAATCTGCATTTGGCACCTGGACCAAACTCTCTTTGACCAATGCAAAAAATACCAAGTTAAAGTATCCAAGTTCGCTATCTGTAAAAATTGAGTTACGTAGTGCAAGTAATATACTTTCGACTACTTCGCTTGCATCTTCATCCCATGTGTTACGGTCCCAGCGGCCGCGATCCCAGGCGTCGCCTAAGCTGCCGTCCCATACTGCATCCAAGAATTGAATAGTACCGTTTTTACGATACATCAATGACAAGTTATTGCCTTCTTTGTTGTAAGCCTCAATGATACTGCCTGCTGCATCAACAATTGCAAATTTTGTTACTGTGCTATCAAGTAAACTAATTTCAGCATTTGAATTGACTGTTACCAATTCGCTACCAAATGAATACCCTGCAAACACATAGTCTGCATATTTCCAGTATTTTGTTAAATCTTTTTCATACGCGCCACTGAGTGGTTTGTATGTTGTTAAGTATTTGCTCCAATCTGGTTTACTGACAACGTCAATGTTTAACAGATATTCATTTGCTGCTGTTATTAATGTACGGCGAGCATTTACAATATTGTTAAACCATGACTGTGGCTTCGGTGCATATCCGTTACCATTGCGGCGTAATGCATGTAAACTTAAATCTGGCACTCGTCTACGTGTATTAAGTACTGCATAGTATTCTTCTGCCACACTGTCAGTTTCAAATAAGTTTTTAATTAGAGCACAGGTTGCACTCTTGATTAGATTACGAGTTAATTTATCATTTGCAAACGTAGTTGAACTAAAATCTTTAACTGCAAGGTAGACATGATGATCTTTACCTGTAACAGGAGTTCTGGCAGATACTACATCATAACGAGTGTCGCTGTGCTGTTTTAATATCGGGTAATCATCAGGCCCATAGTTAGTTGTAGAAACTACAGTACCATTTATACCAATATAAATGTAATCACCTTTATTGTAATTTGTACTTGTTGTATATTCTTTAATTTTATGTGTTTCTCTGTAATTGTCTCGGCCAACTACACTTGCACTAAGTCTATAGAATAAAAAGTCGTTAATAGTGCTACCAGTCATGCCTTCAGATACTAATACTGCATTAGTGTGAACTTGTTCAGGCAACGGATTTTGTTCAATCCGTAATATCACTCGATCTTTAGTTTTAAGGAAATCAGCAACATTTGACAACAACAATGCATTGGTTGCAATTGGACTTGCCCATGCTACTGCATTTGAATCTGGATCCGACAGTACAGACTGTATAGAATGTGCAGAGTACGGACGTGTTTGCCCAGCTGGTAACATATTAACATTACGTTTCCAGTAGTAGTATTTTATAAATGGGGCGCCAGTTACGCTGTCAACTTCAAATACTGCTGAATATCGAACTTGTCCAGTTAAACTAGCTGAAGTGTTTAGTTTAGCATCTACGTCATAATCTACAGATGGCACGGTATCAGTTGCTACCCATTCGTATATACTAACTGTGCTATTTGCAAATTTCTCGCCCCAATGGCTTGCGCGATATTGTATGTCATCACTTTGTTCATAATCTATGTAACGGATGCTGTCAAGATCCCACCATAGAGTTCCTAATTTGTTGCTGCCCCAAGGCATTGCAACATAGTCGTCATTCTCTCCAAGTTCTGTTACATTGTACGAAGCTGGATCAACTACTTGCTTAAAGTCAATATACTGGCTGACTTCATCAATTGTTAATCCCTTGTACGGATCAAATACTTCAATGATTGAAAGTAAATCTTGATTGTCATAATCAAATAATTCAATTTTGCTAATCGACGCAGTATCAACCATTGGTCCACTATATCGAATTACAGTGTCAGTTATGCTACTTCCATCAGCATCGGCAATGCTGTCTGCATCTGCTACAAATGAGATAACTTTATAACTTGCATGCGAATCTTCATAATCAATGTATGCTTTCATGCCTGGTAAGAAATTAATTGCAGATGCGTTATAAGCTGCGTCGGACGTAAATTTCACTTCGCCAAATCTAAAACATAACATGTTATAAATTGGAAGATCGCTTGTGCTACGGGCTGCAATCAGTACATTATAGCTGTCTACTACTTCTTTTACGACGTGGGTAGTATCATAGTTGCCATCACCACTACCAGTTACAATAATTGATTGGCCTGCAATTAAATTATGAGGTGCAGCAAATGTTACCTTGCTCTCATTTAAACCAATTTGGTATGCATTTGGGCAGATTTCTTCAATGAACTGCTGTCCTAATACTTGCAAGACTGTCCAGCCTAATCCATTATAATCACTGAGCCAAATTGATGGCAGCATGTTACCATCAATGGGTACCAAAGTCCAATTTTCAATGTTAAATGCATTAGTAGATGAACCTACAATTCCAACGTTTGCCATGTATAAGTTTGCATTATTCCATGCAAAGTTTCCAGGCTTGTAATCGCTGTATCTACTGTATGAACGAGTTGTAAACAACACATTTTGTTCAATAGTATTGTTGTTAATAGTAACTGACTTATTAAGTATCTTGAACTCATTGATGTTAACGTCAGCTAATGTCAATGCTCTAATATCAACGTCTAATAGTTGAGCAATACCAGCATTTGGCAACCAGCCATTAGCTTTGCTATATTGCGAGTCAATTACATCTCGTGCGATAGTATTGAACAATGCGTCAGCTGGACGAGTTATCCAACGCGAATCACCTTTGCCAATTAAGTCAATGATGTTATCGCCAAGATAGTCCATATCTGTCGCAGATGTTGTTTCTTTAAATCGTATAATTTGTCGATCGCTTGTGATATCTTGCTTACGCAATTCAATCTCCCAAACTTTACGTCCATCAAGTCTACCAAAATCTCCAGTGTTAAACATCCATTGTTCATTTACCGTTACATCTTGTGTACGACCAGGAATATCAATGCTTCTGTTTCTAAATAGTGCATCAATTGCTAAGTTTGTACCCGATGCAGACTGTAACCCTTGTCTATACAAATATGCAGATGTATCATCTTGAATAATGTCAAATATTACGCTTTTCTTAGTTGGTACAACGTCGGATCTGGCAATTGACGTTTTAAATGTATCAAATGCAACTCGTTCAGGCATATGACTTGTTACAATGTCACTTACTAGTGTGTCAAAGCCTGGTACTAGTGTGGTATGCTGCGGGATAACTCCATTGGCGCTTGGGCGGCCGGTCCAACCGTATGTTCGACGACCATATAAATCCAATGCTGGCAATCTACTATCAGTTTGCAAATCTGCAATCAAGTCACCAAATTTTGTTATCTTGTTAATAAAAAATACTTGATCATAATGTCTAATGTTAAACTTAATAAAAACAATCTGCTCATTGGTCACTGGAGAAATTTTGTCAGTATTGAGTTCAAATTCTCGACTAATCAGTAGTTCGTTTGCAAGAGCCGATCTTCCATTGGCAAACATAACTTTTCCAACTCGACCAATGGCTGCATCCATTTGATCTAATGCACCCATGGCATGCTTAAACTTTAATCCATTTGATGTTATTACGCTAGAGATGCAATAATGTTCAGCTGACCATTTTTCTTCAATCCATGTTAGTGTATCCAATGCTGCTTGTTTCCAGTTAACAACATTGCCACGCTCGTCGAGTTGATCTAATACTAATCCGCATGATTGCTGATATTCGCCAAGACCCATTAAAAATGTAATTAAGTCTTGCTTGTCTTCGATTAAGAAACCGTACGGTACAAATGTGACAGCATCATCCCAATTTAAATATTCAGTGAAAGTCCCATATGGCGTAGAAAATTGTCTACGTGTACTTGGATATCCATTTGATAATGCATTAGCACTTGGTGTAAAAACTTTAAAGTAACGTTGTCCCGGATCAAAACCATATACTCTGAATCCAGTATCGTCACGCTCAACTCTTACTGAAGTATACCGTAGCTTCTCTTCTGGTACTCCGCTGCTCAGTGTCATTGCAAAGTCATCAGAAGGAATATAATTTCCCAATTGATACTTTGTATAATTCATTTTCAGTGATATTTCACCATCAGTGAATCCGCCCATGCTAAATTCTAAGCGTGGGTTAATTGCCATTAAATCGCCAAGTGGTGTTTCACCTAATAGATTAAATTCTCTATACGCTTCGAAAATAACTGCTCCAATGCCTACAGATGGTCTAACCTGGAAGAATTGACTTGGAGCAATTGTGTTATAACCTTTTGGTCTAACACTGTTATTAACTGGTTGTACGTTGAACGGATTGATAGCATTATCAAAAAATTCATTTACTAATGCATAGTCATCTACAATGTGCAATATGTTAGACCATGTACCAGCAACACTGCGTCTCCAAATTAATTCAGCAGGTCCAAGTGAACCCAATTCCCACGGCTGTTGTGCATCAGCAGCTGATGGTGCCATAATCCCCCATTCAAACGGACTGAGTAGTGTACCATTTGTGCTAACCGGAAAACTATCAATGTCAGTGATAAATTCAGGGTCAGTTGTAATTGCAGCTGGCGGCGCACTAGTGATACCGTAACGTAATGCATTCTCTAACGCTGAGCGTTTAGTTGAATCTGTCCATGAATAATGAGTATCCCACCAAATTGGCGCACTATCAAATCCCAATGCTTCCCACGGTGCATCATGTAAACTATATGTTCTGAAATATTGTAGGTATAAGCCTCTCCAGCTATTACCAGCATAATTCCAAGTCCATGAATCATCAGCATCATAATCCACACGGCTGCGATAGTCAATGGAATTAACTGCCATCCATTCAAGCATGGCTCGTCCTTGTGATTCGGAAACAATATCTGCTGCATGATTTGCAATAGAACGTTGACGATTTACTTCACCTACGCGATTTAAGCAACCGTTGTAAATTCTATTTTCAAGTTCTAATATTACTGCATTAAGAATGTAGTCACTTGTTGCAAGGCCGGTAACAGGATCTATGTAAGCAGTAATTCTAGAACCATCATGTCGTTGAATAAAAGTTTTGGTATTATTGCCCCAAGTTTCAATAACTATTCCTGGAACAAATACTCCACCTAATCCCAATTTTGCAGGGCTAGCTGGAATTCCCGAGTATACTGATACTTCAGGTGCATAGTATATTGTAACTACATCTCCAACTGTCGGAGGCGTAACAAAATCAACTGCCATGGTTGTATTGTTGATTGTATAGTCTATTAAGTTTAATTGTAAACTTTCATTTACATACACATATACATGATCAGGTCCGTATGCGTCGGTATACAATGTAATGTCGGAGCCAATTACAAATGAGTGCTGTCCAGTGGCACTGTAAGTTGTTGGTGCCATTGCAGATGTTATAAATGCCATTCCTGATACTGCATCAACAGAGCTGTAAGTTACGCCTAATAGGAGTTCATATAATATTCTATCAAGAGCAGATGCTGCATTCACAATGTTTAGAGCGTTGCTGTTTTCTTCCAACTTGGAAATAAACTTTCTATACCAGCGCCAGGCTGACATTGAACGCGATATTGCTATATCTTTTAATCCTGGGTCTAATTTAAAGTTTGCCCATGCTGCACGGATAGCACTATGTTCAACCATATAGATACCATCTAATGACTTGATCCATGTGGTAGTGTTGTTTTCAGTATCAACTATAATGCTTTTGCTCAATCCCGTTGCTACTCTAGCCGGACTAAATTCTCCAAGACTTGGAATCTGTTCAGGATTGTAATCAAATCCTGGAATTGCAGTCAAGTGGTCAGTTTCATTGACAATGTTGCCTTGATGGCGTAGTTCTAACTTGCCTGTTCCAATCACTGTTATTGCATATTCGTTACTAACGATACTATAGTCAATTGGCAATCCGTTTAGGCTAAGTTTAATAAAACGTGGATCAAATTTTATGTCAATTACTTGTATTGCAAATTGCATGTTTCCAATTTTAACTACTAATAACTTAGGAGCATCAACTGGGATTGTAAATGACAAGTATCTATTTGTAAATGCAATATGTTGCCCATTGACTATTGCATACTCATGTTCAGTGGTAGTCCCGTATATATCAAATGCAATTTCTTCGCCGCGGGCGCCAACTGCATAGTTGTCAACAACCAATTGCTTATCATCAGCAAATACTACATTAGTATTTCCATTCTCAAACTTAATGCCCCAGTTGTAAGTTGGCCACATTGAACGGTCAAGTTGAATCGTTGCAGTGTCTACAATATCGTATGTGCCAATTGCCCAGCTTCTCAATTTAAACCAAGCACGGCGATATCCGTTACTTAGATCGAGATTTGCGTTGCTGTCGTGAACTCGTCTGAACGAATACGGTCCACTGACAGTTCGTTTATTACCATTTGAATCAAGATAGTATGAAAAGTCTTGCTGTGTATGGTTATATAAAATATTATACATACTATCTTTTGCAGTGTTTGCTGTTGATAGTTGTGTAAATTGTGTTGGCAAGAAGTTTAACTTATACCCAGATTCCAAATCTGCTGTTTGTCCAGGTTGCAGTTTAATAATATTGCTATTAATTATCGACGGTGTTGACCCCGACACTACTTGGAAATCACTTAGTCGTATTCCATCTTTGCTGTACAATTCAAACAATGGCTGTTGCGTAGTACTCAATCTGTAAGATGATTTTACTGCACGTCCATTAACCCAATGATATTCTGCCATTGGGTTAATGTAAGTTAACGTTGATACAACAGTAGTATCATTGTCATGCGGCGTTTCGATTAAGTAGTCATAGGTAGCATGGGCAGCATTGCTTCTAAATGTAATAATTTTATTTTCATATGGGCCCGGTGTCAACCATAATACGCGAGGTGTTGGATTCAGTTGACTATTTGGAGTTGCTGAAGTTGCAATTCCAAGTGCAATATTTAAAGCACGAACATTGCTACCAATATAACTATCAGGTGAAACTTTAACATTTTCAATTGATGCTACCCAGGCACGGTAGTTGGTACCTTGATTATACAGTTCAAGTGTATTTTCAAATTCAACAATAGGTCGCAGTGCCTGACTATTTTTATCAGCAATGTCACTGAACGAGATATTTAAAAAGTCAGCGGCCGTCTGGATAGATGATTTATGTATCCAGACGTTCACTCGACTATGTGCATTTCTGTTTGTTGCCCCAACTTGCTGCAAGATATAGTGCTTAGAGTTAATACCTGGCACTAGGCCATCCCATTCAATTCGGTCCCATGGTATAGCAGTCTGATCCCATAATGCATCAGTTGTCTTACTATAAGCAGTATTTGTATTCTGATGTGTACGACCAAGTAATCTAATACCGTCTTTGGAATCCACTCCGTCAACTAACCAACGACGCAATGTAACATTGCTGTCAGTTGTTAGATAGTAATCAGGTAAGTGAATATAAACAGATAGCCCAGCTGCTGGGGTAGTTGTCCAAATAATTGTATTGCCAGCAATTTCAAAATCTGTTCCTCGAGTTTGAATGGCGCCATTTACGCCAACACCAATAATACCAATGTCATAATTTACAAGTTCGCATTTTAGTACATCTTCCTTTTGGCCCGACGTAACAAACTCTACATTCAAATCTCCAATAATTGATTGCTGCAACGGGTGTGGCTGGAATACGATACGCATACCGTTCTTTAATTCTAATTGGCGACCATTACGTTGTACTGGGGTAGTATAATTAGTTTTGCCAAGTATATCAGATACATTAAGCTGCTCGTCGACGCCAGCCGTAATGAATATTACTGGCATACCTTGCTCAATCCAATGGTAGTTCGACCAATTCAAATATTTGTCTGGATCAATTGGTAAATCGAGAATACTCAATGCCATTGGTGTTTCATTGGCCCGCTCATTCAAGTTCCAAGCAGTTGCAATATCATCAGACGTTAATGTTTCAACTCCGTCGGCGGTGAATACAACCATGCCACTTTCAAGTTGTCGTCGAGCCGTTGGGTGCGGCAAATAATCAACATTTACATCCGTTGATGTTTTTCTACCAACTGCAAAATTTAAAGTCTCGATTGAACTTGGCTGAAATAAATCTTCAATCATAGCCCCAAGTACTTTACTGTTAGTTTCTGTCCTAAATATTGACGGAAGCATATCTGTCGTCGTTGGCAATACACCAGTATTCAGCTGCTGACCAGGATATGTTTTAATATTGTTAACTTCAGGAGTTAATTTTTTTGGATTCTTTTCCATTTAATTGCCTTGATTATTTGTTTGTTACTGACATTGTGCTAGTTACAATTTCTACATCGTTTACTGTTGCACTACTAATAAAAATTTCGTCGTCGTCGCACGGGATTTGAAACATGTCATTGGTTGTTAAATTCCGTTGCTTTGGAATTAATGTAATGCTACTAATAACTCCTGCAAGTGTTTTATGTATCCATGCTGCCATATCGGTAAAATAGAATGTTTCACCGAAATCCCAATTGTCAATTTCAAAATACGAATCTATTGCTCCAATAACTCTACTACGAATCTCAGCATCGCTAATTCTTGTAGTATCGCTTTTAGTAATTCTAATTGTTACCTGATTGCGCAGTTCGGCAGTTTTGCCAAAGATTACTTTATAGGTTACTGGATGGAACACTACACTATCACTAATACTCTTATAAGGTAGCACTGATGCCATTAACTTTTCTAATCCAAAAGAGGTCAATGACAACGGCGTTGTTGTTGCAGTTGCTCCACTTGATACCCATGTTCGATATGCTGTATTATACTCGCTTGTAAGTACAAACATGTCAATGATGTTGGTAGTAGTTGCATCCACTCTGTTATCTCTCAATGGTACATGATTGTGTTGCACTTTTAAATTTGTTCTGCCAACGACTGGCCCAGTTACACCTGCGGCATATGGTGACGGGGTCATTGTATGCTGGCCTGGCGCATCAACAAATGGTACTTCTTTAAGATACAAATCATTGTTTTGTATAATGCGACTAATTACATACGGGTCATTTGGAACTAGTGTGTCTATAAGACCAGGAAGTAGCAATATCACACGTTTAGTATCATAACGTCCGTCATCTAATTTAAAATAATCAGCAATTGACATTTCAAGTTCTTGCGTGATGCCCGGATTCTGAGTTAAAAACTTAATGCTATCTTTAATAATTCTACGTGAGCCGCGATCTAAGGCTTGGCCAAAACGTTGATTTTGAAAAGTAATCTGATTCACACTACCAAACACTGTTTGGTCTTTACGGATAGTAGATGTCCATGTATCTGTACTTGTACTATATTCCAATCTGATTAACCAACTTGCATCAAGCTTCATGTTTGAATTATTGCCAGCAGTTGCATTACTAAAATAACTGTAAGTATCTACGTTATCAGCACGAATTACTCTCCAACGATCAAACGTTTGATCGTAACGCAATCCAAAACTGCGTCTTGCGTCAATCTCTTTAAGAATTTCAACCTTTTCAGTTGGCGCAAATATAGTGCGCAATGCCGGGAACCAAGCATCAATATCAATTGTATCAGTGATAGTGTTAATAAACACTGCCCCTTGACCATTTGCACGTAGACCAGTGTTGATACCAGCAGTATTGCCGACTCCTAGCCCTTCTCTGTATACGTCGATTAACTTACTCCATTGTCCAGAACGTGTTTTAATCAATGTATCTTTTTTAATCGTTCTGAATTTTAAGTCAGGTGTGCCTCTACCAACACGCAATGGTACACCAGTACCAGCTATGGCAAAATGACCGTTTGTTGTAGCGTTAGTCGAATCTACTTTTACCCAACTGATTGCAGTCTCGGGCACAATTACATCATATTTTTTATAATACAACTGATGCAACATTCTGTCTAACAATGAGTTTTCAATCCAGTTAAAAATCTCAGACTTACCAGTTGTATTTGCACGGGTGTCGTCTGCTGTAATTTCATTTGCATAAATGAATCCATCATCTGCTAATGTAATAACTGGACGATACGTACCTGATGGATCAGTTAGATCTGCATACACACTTTGGCCAGCGTGGGTACGATTAATAGCCTTGATCTTAGCAATTCCGCTTACTTTACCTTCTGGGTAGATATTATAGTCAGAAGCAGTAATCATGCGATCCTGACTTGCTGCTGTCTTACTGGCACGATTTTTAATCTGGCTTATTGATTCGCTTGATGTGCTGCTAACTGAATTAACTAAGTCTAATGTTATAAGCAAGTCTTGTTCATTTAATGCTGCATCAATGTATCGAACTACCATTTGCAGTCCAGCCACATCTTGTTTGCCAATTGTTAAGATTTCATTTGCACTTTCGCGATACCAAATTCTAATGTTGCCGGTAGGAATATCAGCAAACGCATCATCACCAAACTTCAATGATACTGCATCATTTTCGCGAGCAATAATTTCGTATACTTTTCGTTCGTCTTTGCTAACACCATTGAATACAATGTTCTTTCCAATTGTGTTTGGTACTGCTGTCCAGTTAAATAGTACTTCACCAGTGGATGTAATGCTTTGCACCCATACATCAGTTTCATTGATATTAGTTCCGTTTAGATCAATTACTCTGTTTTCAACTTTTGTATCTAATACATAGTCTTCAAACTTTAAGCTGCCTTGCTTGAACAAGAAAAACCAACCATTAGACGGTGATGAGTATCCAGTACCATCATTGTTAAACAAAGTAGTCAAATACCCGTATGGGTTAGGTAAGCCTTCAACAGCTAATTCAGTTACTGCGTCAATTTCAGCTGGCACAAGTTCGCATGAATAGCTATTATTGTTTTTTGCAGTAATAGTAAATGGTTCAACCATTGTACGAGTCTCTGGCTGATCAAGTTGATATAATTGTCTTGACACACCGTTTGATACAATAGAGCTAACAGGACGGCCAACTGGATTAGATTTGTTCAATGCCTGATTTAAAATCACAGTAAATTGCTCATTGAAGTCTGAATTCAATGGATCGCCCCACACAATAGTCTGTCCAGCAAGATTTGTTCCTTTGCTGTCGTAAAGATTTTGTGTTGTATTGATTGCACTAATTCGTAAAAAACCCGACGCTGCGCCATTACGGAATGGTTTGTAACCAAGTTGGCGGGCAATACTTAAAATGTTTCCTCTAACTTCTGCTGTCTCTAAGAATGTCTCGCGTAAGTTTAGATCAGCACGGAATGCCAGATTCTGGCCAATGAACGCCATCATGTCAATGATAGCAACATACTCACTGGAGTTAATAAAGTCGTTAAAATCTTCTGGATAATTTGTTTTAACGTGATCTAAAAGTGTGGTACGTAAACTTTCAAAGTCGTATGCTTTAAAGTCAGCGTTTACCAGATATCGATAGTTGTTTAGCCAGCCTTCAGCGGCATATAGTTGTCCAAGGCGTCGAGTCTGACTCATAATGTGTTAGTTCCTTTATCGTATGTCAATGGTAATGTTACTGTTTCTTCAGTTGGCAAATATGTTACCACTACATTAATGTTTAGTGCGTTAGGCCCTTCGCTAATCGTTACACTCTGCAACGACCAACGTGGGTCATTTTTAATAATTGCACGTACATCAGCATCAATTAAATTAATAGTAATGTCGTCAAGCGGCTCAAATAGCATATCCCATACAATACTACCAAAGGTGGGCATCATAATGCGTTCACCTTTGCGAGTATTAAAGTGGTTTAGTAAGTCTTGTCTTGCTAAGTCTAAGTCATAGCGAACAGGACTAAGAAAACTTGTCCCTATTGAGCTATAACCGCGGAATTTTGATATGTAGCGTGCCATACACCTATTTAGCGAACGCCAATATACTGGGTGTTATCAAGTGGGCTAAGACGACTTAGTCGGAGCGTTTGGTGGATAGTTGCTGCCAGTATGTGGCTCGCCATACTTGTCTCTTAACTGAGTCAATGTTAAATTGGATCCTGTTGGAATATTGCCAGTATTCAAATAGCAGCTTCGTTCCCATTGATTAGCTTGTTGAGCAGTAGGTTTACCGTATGCAGCTTCGGATCTTGCGCCTGTCTTTGGGCCGTTACCTAAGGCAGTTGGCCACGGATCTCTTGGATTTCGTGCCTTGCCATTTTTAATAGCAACTTCATCAGATTTGACACCTGCTGCCATTAATTGTGATTGTGTTTGACTACGAGTATCAGCGTTTGCTGTGCCTGTCATTGCATATTTTGCTTCAGCGTTGCGTTGGTTAGCACTATTTGAATAACTGCTGTTTGCCCAGATGTTTGCAATATCAGCATTAGTAGGTTTACCGTCAGCTTGAGCGGCGCCACTTGCAACAAGTGCTTCTGCCATCTTATTTGCTGCTGATGGATTCCCGTATGCTGCCATAATTAATGCATCAATTTGAGACTGTGTAACGCATACGTTTTTACCGTCTTTGGCTTTATTCAATGTATTAAGTACTGCTGGTGCAACGTGCCTATCAACAATTTGTCGACTTGCTAATCGTGCTTCAGCTTCACTTGGACCAGCAAGCAATGCTTGTTTTAAGCTATCATCAATTTTACTTGCAGAATTACTTGGTCCCCAAATATCAACTCGAGTACCGTAACCTACACTATATCCCTGGAAGTCACTATACATCATACCGCGGTATGCTTCTCGACTCTTCATCATATTGAATGCTTCGTCGCTTAGTCTATTTTGCGTGACATCGGGTACACATGCAATAGCATCAGTTTTTTCTGGCGGCGGCTTGTCTTCGTAACTTTCTGCTGCAGGAGAAATATTGTTTTCTGGTACTGGATTGGTTCCTACTGGTACTGTTGGTTGTTCGCCATCTCGAATTGCGTGGCCTCCATATGGTTCTGCTTCGGGCACTCTGCCAGCAATACTTTTACCAATGGTTGCATTTGTAACCAAGCTATTTTCAACTGGCAGTGCAGCACGGTCGGCAGCAGGCCCATTTATATCAACTCGCTGACCAGTTATTTTAAATTGGCTATCTGCCAGAATGTTCATATTCTGGTTTGTACTAAGTTTCATTCCAGTGGTGCCTGTAATGTTTACTACTTCGCAAGCTTCTGCAACAAGATTTGCGCCAGCCCTGGCATTTATATTGTTAACAGCTTCCATGTTAATGTTATTACCAGCACGCAAATTAATACTACCTTCTGCATTGACACTAAAATCTCCAGCTGCATATAAATCTACGTTACCATCGGCGTCTAATTGGAACCATGCATTACCACTGGCATTGATCATGTAGATAAAGCCGCCATCATTATCCATAATAAACGTGTTGCCAGAGTTAGTACGTAAACGGATTTGACCGCTGTGCCCTTTTTCTCCGTCATCCATTACAAACTGATGCTGACCTGGGGTTAAGATGCCGTAACCCTTACCTGGGTGCTTATCCACATTTCTAAAAGGACCTGCATTGATGTGACCACGACGAAGATCTTTCTCTAATCCCTGTCGCTTAACAATATCACTTTGAGGATGCTCTGGACGATGTTCAGGCTGTGGATCTTTTAAATTGTAACGATTACGTTCTGCTACTGGAGCAGTGTTACCATCGTGTGTTGCACCTGATGCAACTGCTGGAATCGCATGTGTATGCCCATCATGTGGTAAACACGCCCACCAGATACCCTGGTGTAACTCACCATTGATAAAACCGCAGATGACTTGAATATTAAGATCTGGTGGAACCATCCACACACCATAACTTTGATTTGTTTGTTTAAACTTTGTTGCATCCGTTGCTTGAGATTCAACTGATGTAGAGCTTGCGCCTGCCATTGGTGGGCAATATCTAAGTGTATGCCACGAACTTGCATCGTTGGGGTTCGCTGAACTCAATTGTGGAATCCATACTCGTAAACGGCCAAGGCCGTCTTTATCTGTATTTTCCTTTACCGTACCTATATAGATGCCAAACTTTTTGTTGCCGCTGCCGCCGCCTGCATTTCCACCATATGTGTTTGCTGTTGCCATGTTTATTTCTTCTCTTTTGCGTTTGAAGTGCCAGCAGTCTTGGGACCAACTCCTGACGCATTCTTTTGCCCACCAGAAGCTGTTACTGGAGTACCAACCATTTTGCCTACCCACGGATTAGATAAATTTTCTCTTACACATTTTAAATGAGTTGTAAATCTACCTTTGGTGAACTTATTTGTAATTTCAATAACTGAATATACACCCGACACTGCATCTGACTTACGCAGCGCCATTCTATCTTGTTTATCATTATCAGCAGATGGTACTTGCGCTTCAAAGTAAATGTATGATAGCCAGGTATGTGTACTTGCAGACTTACGTTTCTCGGCCATTGTTTCTTCTGTCAACTGCTTTGCTTCATATTCCCATACATCGTCAGTCCAGGGAGGCCCACCTTTGGCGCCAGGTACCTGCAATAGCCAAAACGGATCACCAACTACATCTAACTCTAAATTAAACATATCACCAGATGCTGCTTGATTGTTTGCAACTTGTCGATAAATGCTGTATTCTTGCGCACTTTCTTGATATACTGCACTTTGACTACTTGCTTGATCTACAGTGGTATTCACGTGCTGAAATTGTGGCATATGTGGGTACCATCCAGGTTTAGGATCAATTCCAGACCCCGAATTGTATGGCATATCCTCAGCATAGTAAATTGTATTTGTCTGATTCCCCGGCTGTACTTCTCGTGCGTCATTGCAGTTTATAACCTTAGAGTTATTGCTTGCATTGGATTTTTTGCTTGCAGTTGGCTGAGTTGCTGTTGCTGCAATTGGCTTGCCATCTTTGTTAATCCATAATGGGCGAACATTACGCCACAGGAAATCAATTTTAATATCAGCGTTAATAACTTCAGTATTTTCGCCTGTATAAATCCACTTATACACTTTTCTCAATAAGCCTTTAGAAATCCAGTTTTGTACACGTTTGTCGCGTTGAGAAGGATCTTGTGCATCCTTATACTCTTGTGGACTAACTGCATTTCTACCGTCTTCACGTGTTGTAATAAAGTAGTGAACTTCTTTAGCAACTGCTCCTAATTTAGGGTCATATGCCTGCAACTTACCTTTAGCAATATCCTTGCAGCCAGGAATAATTGCAAATGATTTAATTGCAATTTCTGCTGTATTTGGTTTTGTATCTGGACTATTAAAGTCTTTCTTCTTAGGAATTTGGTGTAGAAACTTTAATACTTCTTCGCTGTTTGGCATTGCCCCAAGTATAAATGTCTGTATACTTGTGCCTGGTTGCGCTTGTATTTCACCTTTAAACATACCCCACTTAGCAGCAAAATTGCCGACCATGCCATAGCTATACTTTAAGTTGGCAATATCTTTGTGTGCAGTAATTACATATTTGTGGGGCTCGCAGCGCATGCCTGATTTCACTTTTTCAGCTTCTCGTTTATTCAATGCTTCTGCCAATTGCTTACAGAAATCGCCAATGGTTTCTGGCTTGCCGTCCATTCGAAATCCCTGTTCTAATCGTGTAAAGTCAGATAACGTAGCAGACGCATCAGACGGCATAAACTCAAAGTCGTATACGCTGCCTTTATAGTCCAACTTCATTTTTAATTCATTGATTGTTATGTACCAACGAAATATCATCTCCTCATCTTGCCAGCCTCTGCAAGTTTCAGGTAAATCGGTCTCAGTATTAGTTCCTACAAAAGAAATTTCAAACAGGTATGTTGCGCCGTTATTTGCGTAACCCAATTGCATTGCTGCAAGACTAATTGCTTCAATCAACCGGCCGCCAATTGGCTCAACAAGTTTGCCAGTGAACTTAATTGGCATTTGTGTCAAATAGTCGCCAGACTTGTTGCCAGTACCTGCTGCATGCATTGTAAGCTCTTCTAAGAATACTGTGCCAGTCCCGCCTGTCTCCCAAAGAACAATACCCTTTTTATAATCATATTTGCGTTCAGGTCGAGCGTTGGTTGATTCGGTCACAGGCATCATTGTCAAGCGAGTGTTATACGTCGCATTGCGATAGTTTTGTAAAGGGTTATAATGAATTTCCGGCAAGCCGATATTATCATTGTATGTTGGTTTTACTGCCATTAAATTACTCCGTCAAGATCAGCTCTGGACAATACAAGCAAAGACATTCCTGCTTTTAAATCGCGTATTGGGTCCTTCAATGAATTTCTGTTTAACATAAATATTAACCACCAGTAGCTGCTGTTATCGTATAATGCATAGCTTAGTAAGTCAGGACGATATTGATACTTTGGGTCTACAGTTATTACTACCGGAGTCTTGCCGCCTACTAACTTTGCCATGTCTGGGAACTTTGCCAAGTCAAGATAGAAATCTGTAATTGGTGTATCTGCATATTGATTTTTTCCAGTTGTTGCCATTATACGTATCCGTCCCCTAAAAGTTTTCCAGTAAAAAAGTTTTCTAGTGTGTAGTTCTTAACTGCTTCTACTGCATTTATTTGAATAATCAATGACACAGACATTTCAAAAAGAACAGGCACCGATTGTTTACCATTGAACATATCAACTGCAATGTAATCAATATCATTAGGATAATCGTAGTTAAATGATTTTACAACAACTGGAGTATTATTGTATAATCCGTGTGCATTCAAACGTCCAATTGGCGGGGGCGTTCCTTTATTTTTATCTTCACGACCATAAAACATGCTGGTTGCACTACGCAACAAGTGAATAGCACTCAATGTACGCTTTGCTTCTTCTTCGTTGCGACTAAACCATTGCCCGCTAATTGTCACAGATGGTGTTGCACGATTACCAAATGCACTTGGCTGATAATTTGTATGTTGTAATTCCCAAGTGCTGTAATTTACTTCAATTGATTGTGCAATCTTAGGAGTACTTGGCCATGTTAGTATATGCTTCGTACCAGGAGCAGTTTTGGTAAGTGATCGTGGATCACTATTTCCATTTTTGCGGCCAGAAGCATCAGTAGTGCCCATCTCAGCAAAGGCTTTGAACTCTATTGTAACTGGCGTACTTAAATTTGCCACTATGTTATCCTAACTTAGCATCAAAGATGCGTTTAATTTTTGCAATCAATGCGCCGCCTTGTGGGTATAGTTCTTGTAAAATTGCAGTGCGGCCTTCGTCATCTGCTGCACTATACATTGCTCTAATTGCACTGGCGCTGTTTATTTGCTGACCACCAATAGTGAATTGCACATCTGCAACAGGGTAGATGTATGCGTGGCCAGCACGGGTGCCATCAGCATTTTTAACATTGCTAAATGGCATTAAATCTTTTCCAGTATATCGTTGGAAGTATGATGGTGAGCCATCTTTTAGTGGCTTAAATGCAAAACGCGGATCATCTTGCAGATCCTTTTGGCCCACGCCAAACACCATTACATCAGAATTGGGATCAAGATGTAATTTTGCTGGTAAGTTAACAGGTGCATATGGAACTGCCTCTTCAATGATATTTGCAGCTGGGACTCCAGCAGCCTGCATCATTACTGATTTTTCAGCAAACGTAAATGGGCTTTTAAGTGGGTCAACCTTGCCACTAGTAGTGATGTAAGTATTGTTAAGGCCAAACTTGCTTGCAAGTTCGCGAAAAACTTCCGCATGTCCATGATGAAACGGATGGAAGCGGCCTGCATATACTGCAACAATACGGGGCTGTAGGTCTTTGATCTTCATTAATATAATTCTCCATACCTATTTACCGTTTGTATTATCTATGCACTTAACCGTTGACAACGGTACGCAAATGTGTTACACTTACACATAAGGAGCTA